AGATGAAGCGGTTGCAGAAGTTTTCGAAGCGCTCGATATCCGGCGTGCCTTTGTTGACCGTCAGGTTGAGCGGATCTGGTCGCTGCTTCGTGCGCAGATCCATCAGCTTCATGTTGAAGGCGAACTTGATGCGGCGATCTTCGTCTTCGACCAGGTTGCGATACTTCTTCGGCACGGTCTTGAGATCGAGCGAGCCGTCGATGCACATGTTGGAGAAGTTGGCGAGCGAACCATACTGGTTGAGGAACTCGATCGCGCCCTTCTCGCCAACGCCGCCGACGCCAGGAATATTGTCGCCGGAGTCGCCGAACAGGCACTTCATTTCGAGGAACTGCTGGAAGCCCTTCAGGTCGTAGCCGAGCGCCGGCAGGATATCTTCCCATTTGCGGATCTTGCGGTCCTGGATGGGGTCGAACCAGACGATATCGTCGTTGACGAGCTGCACCCAATCCTTGTCGCCGGAGACGAGAACGACCTTCGAGCCCTTTGCGACATAGCGATCGCCGACGATAGCGGCCAGATCGTCAGCTTCCATATTGGTCGCCTTGATCTGCGTGATACCGAGCAGCTCGAGCGCCTTCTTGATCGCCGGCATCTGCTTCTCAGCCTCTTCGCGCGCGGCCTGCTGCTCCAGCTCGATCTTGGTCGTCGCTTCCTTCTTGCGATTGCCCTTGTATTCCGGATAGGCCATCCGGCGCCAGGAAGCGCCATCCCAGAGCACGATCGGCGTGTAGGAGGCGTAGACGGACTGCAGCCTGCGAAGGATCTGCAGAAACTGAAAGACTGCCTGGACCTGAACGTTCCCGACAGTCAGCTTTTTCGTGTTGTTCGCGGCGTGCGTGATGTTCGGGCCGTCGATCAGCAGATAGCGGTTCATTGAATTACCTCGGGGAAAAGAGTAAGCCGGAAGTGCGAAAGCGGGACAAAGCACTTCCGGCTTGGAGGTCAGAGAGAATGTGTGGCAATGGTCTCTCCGCCTCAGATGACGAGTCCGGATGCGCGACTATCCGGACTGCCGACCAACTGCGCGTTTACGCGCGGCGCAGCGGCGGTTACAGATTGTCCAGATCAGCGAGAACGTCGTCGATATCGCCGTCATCAACGGCGGTCTCGGCGGCTTCTTCCTCGACCTGCGCTGCGGCCTTGGCGGCAGCTACCGATGCGGCGGTCTTCGTCGCAGCAGTGGTCTTGGCAGGCTTTGCAGCCTCTTCTTCGCGCTCGATCTGAGCGATATCGTCTTCATCGACTTCCGGAGCCTTCTCAGGCTCAGGCTTGACGACGGCAGCACGCGACGTCAGAGCGGCAGTCGGCGTCTTGGCGGCCTGGCCGATACGCGGCAGGTCGATCTGTGCCGTCTGTGCGATGAAGGTCAGCGCCTTCTGTTCTTCGCCCTTGAAATACTCGCGGTTGATGTGCTGCTTCAGGTCGTTGACGGCGCCGATGTGGGCCTTCGTGACCGGCTTGGACGAACCAGGCGCGGTGTTGACGGCGTATTCGGTCTGAAGACCCTTGCCGGAGCGCGTGATCATGATGTCGAGGCCTTCGGCGCTGTCGAGCAGATCGACACCTTCTTCAGCGAACTGCTGAACGAGACCCATGATGTTGCCGAACGTGCCGCCGGTGATTTCGAGGATCTGGACCTTGTCCGGATCAGCCGAGCCCTTCGAGCGATCGAGAACGTTCAGGAGAACGGTCTTCTTCGCGCGCCAGCTTTCGTAAAGCTTACGGGAGTCTTCGTCGTAGGCATTCTTGATCGCTTCGTTGATCGCAGTGTCGATCTCGCAGGGCTCGCCGAAGCAGACGTCGGAGCAACCGACAACCGCGAAGGGCTTGCCGTTTTCTTCAGCCTTGATCCAGTGGACGCCGAGATCGGCCCAGAACTGTTCGTCGGGATTGGGGATGACGATGCGGTAGCGGTTCATGCCTTCTTTCGGCTTGATGCGATCACCGCTGGAACGCTGATACTTGTTGGCAGCGTTGGAGACGAGTTTCTGAAGTGCAGGAGAGAGAGCCATTCTTTTAGTCCTTTGTGTCGATGGTTCTAGGGTTCTTTGGTTCTTAGCGAATTCGTTAATTCGCTAAGAACATAATAGCGAGCGCAGAGAGGGTTGCGCGAAATTAGTTCGCGACGAGCGCGGAAAACTTCGAGCGCTGGGTCGCGGCGTGTTCAGCAACGCGCTTGCGCTCGACGGCGGCGTCGGCGGCGCGCTTGGACACTTCTTCGTGGCGCTCGGCTTCCTCGAGCGACTTGCGCTCGTGGGTTTCCAGCTTCGTGACGATCTTGGTGATCGGCTTGGTGATGGAATCGACCGTGTCCTCGATGCCAACCAGGCGCTTGAGGAAATCCTTGATGCTGTCGATGGTCATGTGATGCTCCGTTGAGATTTGTTAGTCAGTAATTACTGACAATTAATAGCGAGAAATTGACGGATTGCGAGCGGATTTATGCGGCTTCTGCAGATTTCTTCGAGGCGCGCGCCAGATACTGCGCCTTCAGATCCTCGACATCAGCCTCGCGCTCACGCGATGCGCCGATCTTCAGCTCGCCCTTCATTTCTTCACGCTGGATGAAGCCTTGCTGGATCAGCATGTCGCGGCGGTGGCGGAACGCTTCGACGGCGGTCTTGGTGATATCTTCGATCTGCCGTGCTTCATTCAGCGCTCGATGGGCCGCAATGACGCGCTCATGACGAGTGACGGCGGCATTGACGGCAGCTTCAGTCGGCTTGGTGCCAGCGGTCAGCATTTCGTCACGAATGAGGCGGTAAACGTGCGCCTCGGTATTCTCGACCAGCATCTTGATATTGTTCACCTGGCGCGATGCCTGGGCGGCGAAGATGCCGTAATGGGCAAACATGCTGGCCTGGCGCATGAACGCTGACGACAAGTCCGCGGTCGAATATGCCAAGTCCTTTTTCAGTTGGGCGGGATCGACGAAATCCACGACCTTGATGGTTTTAAACTTCTCTGCTGTCATCTGTCGCTCCTTTGACAGTCATAATAGTGCGCGTGCTTAGGGCTGCGCTGAATTAGTCGATGAGATCGACAACCGCCGCGAAGACGTCGTCGAGGATCTCCTGCTTGTCTGGCGAGTAGTGAATTTCGCCAGGGTTGAAGCCGATGACCACATTGGCGTCGAGCTCCTTGGAGTAGACGACCTTTCCGGCGTTATCCGAAGCCTTGCCTTGCATGTCAGGGAAGAACTTGCGGATGACCGATGTGCCGATCAGAACGATCGCCGGTGGCTCGAGCAGCTCGATCTCGCGCTTGAGATAGGGCCAATACATGTCGATCTCATCCGGCGTGACCTGCTTGCCGGCTTTCGGCCGCTTCAGCATGGCTGTCCAATAGGCGTCCTCGCGGCTGAGCTCATGGGCCGCCAGGGCGTCCACGACGGGCGCCGAGGTCTTCCCATACCCAATGAGCCCTTCCTGCTCCTCAGCGCTCGTTGGTGCGTCCGCAATGATCATGAATTGCGCGCGCTTGCCAAAGCAGGGCTGAACCATGATGCCGTCTTCAGACAGTGCCTCCTTGTAGTCAGCGACCACGTCGGCGATCGCGTGCTTCGTCGCCTTGTCGTGCGGCATGGTTCTGTTGATCGGCACGGTCGCCGTCACCAGGCCAGGCATCAGCTCGAGCTGATCTCGGATACGAGTGGGATCGTCCGCCGCGACCTGTGAACCGTCGATGCGGCAGAACGCGCCGACGAGATCGAGTGCCTCCTGGTGCTTCTTGTTGCACTTGGTCTTGTTGACGCGATCGAGGAAGTCGGTCTTGCTCTGGAATGGTCCCGCCTTGCGCGCCTCGAGGATCGCGCCGGTCGTGTTGGTCGAAATCCCCTTGATGCGCTGGAATGGAATGACCAGGCGCACGTCGGTCGCGATCTCGAAACGACCTGTCGAGATATTGATGTCAGGCATCGAGACCTCGATCCCGAAGCGAGCAGCGTCGCGCAGGATCGCCGGCAGCTTGTCCTGGTCCATCAGTGTGAGTGCGGCGGCGAAGAACTCGACCGGATAGTGCGTCTTCAGCCACATGGACTGCCACGAGATCAGCGAATATTCGACCGAGTGGCTCTTGTTGAAGCCGTAGCCGGCAAAGCCTTCGATCTTGTCGAAGAGAGCGCCTGCCCATTGCTCGGTGCATTCGATCGTCGCCACGCAGCCGTCAACGAAGTTCTGTCGCTCCTTGCGCATTTCTTCAGGCAGCTTTTTACCCATGATCTTGCGGAGCTTGTCAGCTTGCGCGCCGGTGTAGCCGGCGATGACCTGGGAGATCTTCATGACCTGCTCCTGGTAGACGATAACACCGAAGGTTTCCTTCAGCACGTCTTCCATCAGCGGATGATCGTATTCGACGTATTCGTTGCCTTGCTTGCGCTTGTAGTAGCTGTCCATCATGCCAGACTCCATCGGACCTGGACGATAGAGCGCGGTCGCGGCGGTCACGTCGTCAAACGAGATCGTGCCGTCGGCGCCGAGCTCGCGCAGCAGCTTGCGCATGCCAGAGCTTTCGAACTGGAAGACGCCGGTCGTGAGACCTTTAGCGAAGTTCTCAAGCACCTTGGGGTCGTCGAGCGGGATCTTCATCAGG